TAATACAACAGGGTCTCAAGAGTTAGCGTGTGTTGGTGGAGCTTGTGAGATAGTGTAGCTTATAATTAACATTGTACATTGTATGAAACAAAAGCCCTATAGAGTGTTCTATAGGGCTTTTTTATTACTCTCCTCTAAAATAATTCCTGACTTCTGCTTGTTCTTCTGTGCTTAAATTATCTATAAAATCACTTACAAGAAACGTAGCAGCTTTCTCCCTCAAAGCGTCACTCTTAAACTTAGTCTTCTCAAAAGCAAGCAATTTGTTTACAGCCTTGGGGTTGTGAGACATCTTTGCCAGTACTACAGGAGCAGTTAAAATAGTAGCCGCACTCAGGACTGCTACTGGCCCTCCCGCATAGACACCAGCTCCTGCCAAGAAACTAGCCCCTGTAGAGACTGCACCATATTCCTTGGCGCGTAGCATCAGAGTTCCAAAGTTGCTTTCTGGCTTCTTAGAAGCTTCTGACATTAAGTTAAAAAGCTGCTTAACTTGATTGTAGTCCTCTCCCACAATAGCCTTTAAACGAGCAGCTTGTGCTGGCTTAGAGAACTGAGACGCTAGTCTTGCGTAGTCTTCTATGTTAAACGCTTCTTGCTGTAGATTAGGCATTAAGTTTTTAAGAAAAGACTGCTTTACGGCCTGACGAGCGTCTGCTGCCGTAGCATATCCTATGTCAGCAACTCCTTCGCCACTCTTGGCTATTTGAGCGTAGGCATTATCAATACTTTTCATAAAGTTGTTTATCTTGCTTACATTGGTTTGATCAACTAACATCTTACCTAACTGATCGTAATTGGTTTTTTCAGCACTCTTTATAAAATTCTTATTAATGTCTGGAAGTAAACCAGTTCTTCCTTCTTTGTAAGCGCTTTTCAGGGCAGCATATTCGTTAGCTGCTTTAGGGTCTGCTTGTTTTAAAATATTAATAAATGAGTCTTTTAAAATATCAGTGAGTTCTCCAAGCTCTCTATCTGCTACAGTATTGTAGTTCTTTGAGTTGATGTCGCCAAAGTTACGAATCTGAGTAGAGATTTGCTTGTCTAATTTTAAAAGCGCGTCAGCAGACATGTTTCCAAGCTCTAGCGGCCCTTTCAGTAATTGGTTTACATAATTAACAGTGTCTGGGTCGAGCATAGAAATTCTTTTCTTTGCCTGAACTTCTACGCCGTTCTTTAAAACAGTTCCTGTAGTTACTTCACTGTTGTCTTGTAAAAACTTAGATAGTTGTTTTTTCAGATCAGTAGTGTTAACCCTGTTATTTTTGACAGAAGCTGTAATAGTATCTAAACCAGCTCCGTAGTTATCACTAAGAGCTTTTCTGCCAGCGCTAATAATATCAAACATAGCTTCGCCTAGCTTATCTGGAGAGTCCCCCAAGCTATAATCAACTTTGTTAGCAATGTCGTTTAAAGAATCTTTAACTGCTTGGTTTACTTTGACAGCATTTTCCGCTGTTGCCTGTCCTGATAACAAACCAGCATTTGCAAAGCGTTCGCTTAAAACGTCCAAGGCTGTTGCCTGCCCTGTTTGGAAACGAGTAAGACTAGCTCCTTTTTGCTGTAGAATGTTTTGAGAAGCCCTCAACGATTCTAAACTTCCTGCATCTGTTCCTTGTCTAGCTGTCTTAATTAAATCCTCAGCTACTTCTTTAGGCGTGAAGCCAAGAGCTGCTTTAGCTGCAAAATAGCTAGGTTTTAGCACCTTACCTAAGCCAAGAGTAGCTACGTCAAAACCAGCAGACATAAGAAATTCATTAGTAGCGTCTGCAAAATCTAATTCTTCTCCTTCAAACACATCAGACATTAGAGAACCACCAGCAGAGCCAGAAGCGCCTCCAATAATACCTCCAACAACCATACCTACTGGCCCTAAAGGAGCGCCAGCGGCCATGCCAGCAAAGCTACCAGCAAGCCCTACAGGAATCTCCATGTTGCTTTTTAAAAATCCTCCAACACTCTCCAGCATTGACGACTCTTGCACTGGCGCTGTTTGGGGTTTCTGGAAGTCTGAAAGACTAGCCTTGCCCTGCGCTATAAGCTCGTCTTGGATTTCAGAGTCTGTGACGTTCTCTGGCACACCAGACAGCGTAACTTTTAAACCACTAGGTAATACATAAGTTACATTGCTCATTAGTCTCTTGCTCCCCAGATAACAACATTTTCTGTAGGTTCTGCATTGGCATACTGCGCATCTACAAAGTCTTTATAATCTTTCTTAGTAATGTCGTCTTGTAGCAAAAACTCTTGTCTTGCTGCTTTTCTTTCCATTTCCTTTTTATAAGACTGTAGCTGAGCTAAGTTAACTTTTTTAGATTTCTTTAAAGATTCTACCAACTCGTCAGCAGCTTTACGCTCTCCTTCTGTTGGGTTAGCTCCAAAAGCTCTTAATTTTTGAATCATCTTATTCTTGACCAAATACTCAAACTCACCAACATCGCCAGCCGTTGTGCCAAGGAAGTCAGTAATTGCTTTAGCAAACACAGGTTGAAAACCACCAGTGTCTATTTGATTTTGAATATCAATCAGCCTGTCTGCGGTGTATATTGCCTCTTGTGTTTCAGAGAATGTTTCAGCAGCGTCTGCCTGTATTTGGGCAAAACCTTTCCCTACAATTTTACCAGTTGATGTGGAGATTTCTCTTGCCTTACGTTCTGCTGGAGTTTCTCCAGAATCTCCAACAACAGTAACAGCACCAGAAGGCTGTGATGGGGCGTTAGGAGTTACAGGAGAATACACGGTTTTTGCTGCGTTTCCATCTTCAGTAGGATCAAGAGATTGAGTAACGTAATATAGGTTTTCGTTTTCGTCTTTGACCAGCTTAGTACCACCAAATTGATTTTTAGTGCTTCCTGCTTTTTCTTTAAAATCTTTCCAGTTAGCTGCTGTAATTAGTGGAGTGTCTCCCTTTGCTGCATCTGCAAAAGAAGGGTAATTTGCTTCTAGGTATTTAACCAATGCTTTTTGCTGACCAGCAGAGAAGTCTTGTACTTTCTTTTCCTTTACTAACTCCGCAGCCTTCTCAGGATCAGCAATGCCCAACAACTTAATAAACTTCTGTTGATATTCTGGATCGTTCCTATCAAGTTTAAGCAACTCAGTCTTAGCCATGTCTACAGGGTTTTGCTGTGACGGCATACCAAACAAACCTTCACCAGCACGTTGCATTCCTTGCACCTGCTGTGCTCCAAAAGCCATGCGTTGCTGTGCTGCCGTGGGCAACGAGAAAGGGTCTATTTGTTGGTTCTGTCCACTGATGCCTGTGAGCAAACCTGCGTAATCAATATTAGCCATTATTAAGCTCCTGTAGGAGTAGGTGTTGGAGTTGCTGTAGGCTCTTCTTTTTTATCGCCTAGCCAGCTATTCAAAATGCTGCCCAATAAACCACCAGAAGCTGAAGGATTGTCTTTACCAATAGCTGCATAAATCTGAGCAATCTTAGCTTGATCAAGAGGACTTGTTTGTTGACCTAATAATAAATTCATTAGTCCTTGTTGCTGTTGTAGCTGCAGACGGTTGCCTAAGTCTTGTCCTTGAATATATCCTTCAATACCTCTACCAGACAGTTGAGCACCAAGCTCTGCGCCAGTACGCTGTCCAGCGGCTGTGTAGCCAGCAGGGATTTGACTTGCTTCCAGTAGCGACAGTGCTTGCTGCTGTGGTTGATAACCAGCGCCTAATAAGCCTGTAGCGCCTGCTAGAGCCTGCTGTTGTTCTGCCATAGCCTGCTGACGAGCCGCCAGAGACGCACCAGCCATAGCCTCTTGACGTGCCTTCTCATACGCAAACTGCTCTGGTGAGCCACCGTACTGAGCAGTCTGTAGACCACCACGACCACTAGCAAACAAGTTCTCCTGCATTGCCAAACGCTGACGTTCTTCCTCTGGCATCTGCGTAGCTCTGATCTGCTCATAGATAGCTGCTTGTTGTGCGGCAGGGTCTTGACCAACTTGACCAAACAAGTTCTGAGCCTGTCCCATCAATTGATTCTGAAACGCTTGCTGCTGAGGAGAAAGATTAACACCAAAGCCACCTTCAGCAGTAGTGCCTACGTTAGCTAAACCACTTGTAACAGTGTATGGTTTAAATGTAGAGTAATCTCTGGCTTGCTGCCCCGCTTGCTCAGACAGCATTCTGGCTTGTTCTCCAGAGGCTTGAGCACCCTTAATGTTTTCTTGGCTTAGATAATAACTACCAAGACCACCGAGAGCACCTGTAATAGTATTTTGATTGCCTGTTAAAAAATCCATTATCTCATTCGCCATTAGAATGTACCTCCAGTAATAGTGCCAGCCGTTAGCGTACCTGACACATTGACGGTGACGGCTGTCATTGTTCCTGTAAAGGTAGGATCAGCTTTATTAGATTTAGAATTGACAGCAGTAGCAATGTTGTCAAACTCAGTGTTGATTTCAGTACCCTTAACAATCTTAGCGGGATCGCCAGAACTGAGGGAGTCCTTAGTTGCAAAGTTAGTTGTCTTAGTATAATTAGACATTAGATAAGTCTCCCTAGTAGAGCGTGTATGTCGATCTTTTGAATTGAGAAAGCAGAGTTGTTAATCTGAGCTTCGATACCTACTGTTACAACAGAGCCGTTACCACTAGCGTTTACTTTTGGTGTGTTAATAACAACAGCAGCAGAATACTCAGCAGTTGTGTTATACTCGCTAATGCCATACTCAGCTAAATTAGTAGAACCAAAAATAAAAGGTTGCTTTGTATAATCAGATGTGTAATCATAGCCCCAGTTGAGCGTTGTAGGCGTAGACTGTCCACCAATAATGGTTAAGTTAAACTTCTTCAAAAACTTCAAGTTAGCTGGGCTTTGGAAGTCAAGTGGGTTACTGAAATAACGTAGCTGATACTGTTCTGTATCGTCTAAGTAACCACTATATTCTACAATGCCGTCAGACACTCCCATGTGAATAGTGCCATCGTCACAACGAGCAAAGACGTTAACACCCATCCCAGACCATGTTGTAACCCTATGTGAATCATTCTCTAGCGGGACACGCATGTCAAAACAATATATTATACCACTATCTGGAAAAGAAAGCAAGTAAAAAGCTTCTTCTTGGCTGTATAAAGATTTGATAGGATTGTTCTGCTGTTGAATCAAACTAACCAAGTCATTCCGAACATTCTTGCTGATGTCTCTCATTGGCAAAGACTTCTCTTGAATAGTCCTTCCCAGCGTACGCACACCTGTATTAGATAAAAATATAAGGTCTGTCCCAGTGTGCTGTACAGAATCACGAGAAACACAACCAACGCCTGCTACGGTGTCTGCAAGCGTCATAGTGCTTGGAGACTTAGCACCGCTATAGGTAAGTATAGACTTCTTACCAAAGATGATTAGAAAGCCATTGTGAGCCGCTAGTGCCACTATCTCGTCAAAGCCTTCTGGCCATACGTTAGTTAAGTCTAAGCTGCCTGAAGAGCCTCCTGTCCAATGTGCACCGTCTAGTAAATCACTCCAGTAAACAGTGTGCTTGTTACCTACTACATCAGCTACCCACAAGCGTCCAAAAGCGGCTAGAGCTTCGTTGCCTTGCGGCATAGTTCCTGTGCTATGCGAGTGTGTGCTTATACGCTCTAGTGTAAACGGAGCAGCTTCATTAGTGCCTATCAACGGCTCGTGTCCACTCTGTACCATATATACATGGTTAGCCAGTGTGACGCACTTCCAATTGTTTGCTGTTGCTATATAACCTGCTGGCGTGTAATCAACCAACGTAGTATCACCAACAAATACTTTTAAATTACCTGCTGATAGCAACCTTCTATCGCCACTATAGTCAATAAACTGATGCAGCGTCTCTATTCCTCTGCTGCTGCCCAGCAAAGAAGCTCCGTTGGTTGTTGAGTACTGATAGCCCTTCCTAGCTCCGATACGTCCTAGCTGATCAATAACACAGTTGTCAGCTACAGCGGCAAACGAAGGGTCTAAACCAATAGGAGAGTCTTGGGTGTTTAAACCAAAAAATCCTGGGGCTGAGATTGTAATGTTCTGTAGTTGTTGAGCCATTATACAGTCGTCCAGATAGTCTCTTCAGGATGTCTAGCAGCGTCTAAGGCAATAGCGTCTGACAAGGTACGATCAGCTAAAGCAAACAACTCTGCTGAGCTTGTTCCACCAGTCTCACCACGTTCTCTAGCGCCTAACGCTGTTGCTATCTGAATCACTGGTGACGAAGGTATTGACATTGTGTCAGTGTTTTCTGTCATGTCTGCTGTACGCAGCACCACGTTAAAGCGTAGCTGATAAGCACCGTCAGGGGCTGGGTAGAGGTCTACACCGCTATCGCCATTACTATCAATACCGTTCCAGCTGTAGTACTTAGGAGCTGCGTAGGGTATGTTAGCTTGGACGAGGAAGGCATTGTTCATCCACGTTGATGGACGATACTCCATAAACCAGTTAGAAGAGTCGTTAATAACGTCCAACACCTTGATGCGGTCTTGTGAGTCAACTAGCGTGTAGTTATAAACATTAGCTACTGTAGACACTGTTAGCGTTGTACGCAGTGCTGTCCAGTCCCAAGCATCTTCTACGGTTCGTTTAGCATCGTTGACAAACTCCCCAATAAGTTTTGAATAGTTGTTTTGATTAACAGAGTCTACTTCGTTCTCACGGAGTCTGCGTAGAACACTATTTACTAACTGTAGATATGTCATTATGAGTAGAACCTCTTTAGTATTTCTAATTGTTGATTTGTCAGCATCCCTTGATTAGCTGGCTCTTGTTTCCCAAACTGTACATACGGAGATATTTCTTGATTGCTTCCTATCTTAACATTAGATTTAAACAAATCAGCAAATAACAAATCTGTTGTTCTTGTAGAAGACATCATACCGTCTGCGCCTGCAACACCTTTCTCTCCCTGTGCTCCATCTGCGCCGTCTGTACCGTCTGCACCGTCTGCACCGTCTGTACCGTCAGTGCCAGCAGCGCCTGTAGCGCCTGTAGCGCCAATAGCGCCCATAATACCCTGTATACCCTGTATACCCTGTATACCTTGTATACCTTGTATACCTTGAGCGCCTGTAGCGCCAGTAGCGCCTGTAGCACCTGTAGCACCTGTAGCACCTGTATCACCTGTAGCGCCAGTAGCGCCAGTAGCGCCAGTAGCGCCAGTAGCGCCAGTAGCACCAGTAGCACCAGTAGCGCCAGTTTCTCCTTGTATACCCTGAGCACCGTCAATGCCGTTGATGCCGTCAATGCCGTTGATGCCGTCAATGCCGTTGATACCGTCAATGCCGTT